CCAACCTTTACGGCTAGGACGGCTAAATGTATAATCGTTTCTAATTGTTGATTGTATCTGCTGACGTAAAATTTCACGCCAATTCATTTTAGGTTCAGTAAGATCTTTAATCATACGTGCAATCTCGCCTGGAATATTTCCAGCACCAGATGCTTGTGCAGCAGACATCATGCTTTCTTTAATTTCTTCTTTAATCTTACGCATGTCTTCTTTAGAATATTTAGGAGGTCCTTTTTTGTCTTTACCTTTACCGTCTTTACTAGGACCTTTTGAATCGCCGTCACCTTCCCAATCAACATGTTCATCAAGCATTTCGCCTAGTTGTTTAACAAATTCTTCGCCGTTCTTTTCTGCTTCTTTGAACAGTTCATCGTATACTTCTTCTGAAGTCCAGCCATCATATTTAAAATCTTGATAGCATTGTACAAGTTTAGGATTGTCACCAATACGGTCACGCACTAGTAAATTATTTACAATATAATCTGCTGCAATATTATATAATACCGGATTACGGTCTTCTCTACGTGTTAAATGATCAAATACGCAATGTAAAATTTCGTGTGCAATAACAAATTCAATTTCTTTATTAGTCATTGCGTTGAAAAATTGTGTGTTAAAATACAAATGACGTCCGTCTGTTGCCGCTGTAGGACACCAGTCGTCACATGCTTCTATCTTAAGACGTGTTGCCATATTACCGAAAAACGGATGTCTAAGGAGCAGACCTACTCTAGCAACAATAACATTGTCTAACACCTTTTTACGCATTTCTGTTAGTTCTGCAGGTGTAATATCTGGATTGGGTACAAATCCTTTAGTATCTATTGTCATGCCATCTCTCCTTATTTTGTACTTATTATAACGTATTTGTTATTAAAAGTCAAGTAAATTGGACGTTTTGTTTAGGAGAACGTCCAAACTCCTTATATTATGCCTCTTGTGCTTTGGTAATATACTTACCAAAACGTTCATGAAACTCATCGAAACATTCAACTTCGTCTGGATCAATTGGTAGAGCATACTGAGTGAGGGCTAACTTGATACCCATTACAACCAATTCAGTTTCGAAATTGTCCATCATAAAACGTAAGAAACTATTAACTTTAGAGTCAAATTTCTTATCGCCTTTATCAGACGCTTCTTTTAGTTCATAACAGAGCGAGACCGTCAAGGAATACATGGCACTGATTTCTTTGGTCTTTAGCTCTTTAACCTTTCCTGATAAAATATCAGTTGGGTTAGGCATTGATGCTGCCACCTTACGGTGTGCAACAAACTTGATGCCTAGGCCTTCGCCTACTGCACCTGATACAAGATCAGTTGTAGTTTCTTCATCAAGTTCATCTTCTAACAATTCACTTACAAAAGACCAACTACGTGGTGTTGCAAATGAACGGCTTGGAGATTTAGGATCAAAATCGTAAAGGTCTTTTTTACTAAAAGTCAAATAACCTACAACATCATTGTGTATGTTATTATTTACTGCCCATGTAAACCAATCGTCAAAGTCGACAGCAAGTTCAATATGAACAAATCTATTAGCAAGCGGAGCAGGCATTCTATAAGTAACACCTTTGTCTGCTTCACGGTTACCTGCGGCAACAATAAGAACATTGTCTGGTAACTCGTATTGTCCAACCTTACGATTAAGAATTAGTTGGTAAGCGGCCGCTTGTACAGCAGGTGCCGCAGAATTCATTTCGTCTAAGAAAAGTACAATCCATTTATACTTCTTAGCCATTTCTTTTGTTGGTAATTCTTGTGGTGGTGCCCAAGCCATTACATTATCATTTGCGGCATAATACGGAATGCCTTTGATATCTGTTGGCTCCCAAAGTGAAAGTCTAATATCTATAAGTTTAGAATTTTCTAGTTCATTAGTAACCTGTCCAACAATGTCTGACTTACCAATGCCCGGAGGTCCCCACATAAAAATAGGACGTTGTTTCTTAAAAGCATGCCTAATACTCTTTTTTGCTCTATTAGGACTTACGGTGCGTACTGCTACGTTTTCCATTTTGTATTCCTCTTCTTGTGTTATCAGTGCCATATCTAATTTCTTAGTATGTATATATAATAGCACCAAAGAGTCTAACAGTCAACCACTAATTTGCCAAAATCTAATCTTTTTGTCTTTTCATTGCTTTTGTTAGGCCGTATTTCCTTACATCACCACTAAAAAGATGTAGTTCCATAGCCTTCTTTTCATTAGTAACAACTATTCCCTGCTTATCAAAATAATAAGGACAGTCGATGAACTGGTCCATCCATATTATTACGTTAGTTGTAAATTCAAAATCTTTTGGATAAGGTACTTTGTACGTCTGTAAATCTAATTCTTCAGTTACAAATTTATATCCGGCTTCTGTTAGACGTAGGCCGCCTGTGTCTTTTGCTCTCGTATTTTGCCACCACAAAGGCATTGCTTGAGCAATACTTGCTTCATGTACAGCCTTACCAGAATTTTTTAAAAAAATCTTAGTATATGTTTCTTTCCAGTTCATTAGTCTATCAATTGAACTGTTTCACCTGCAGACAACTTAACAACTGTAAATTCGTTGCAGTTAAATAGTTCATTCAGTTTTTTTGCTAGATTAATTGCATGTCCTGGATTGCTAAAAGACACTTTTTTGTATTTAGGACCAGGATAATTGGTTAAACTATGGGAAGATTTTAGATTGAATGGTTTATTGTTATAAAATACAGCCCATATAGCTTCAGCATCTAAAATCTGTTCGCTTTTATAGGTTTTCTTATCTATAAACTCTAACAAAACCGTTGGTTTAGGTCTACTCATATACGTTGTCCTTTAATTAACTACGTATATATTTATCCAATTTTACCAACTATTTCCGCCGTCAAGCCTTACTTCAATTGTTTCTTCTTCTGTATTGTTTTTCTTAATAATTAATGCCTCTAAATCACCGTTCATTCTAGTCATTACCTCACCTAGGGTGAACGCCAGTCTTTTTGCTTGTTGTATATCAAGGGTGACATCTTTAGATCTACTAGCATCTGCACTTTTAACTTGACTTATAAATTGTTGTATTGCAATAGTATTAAGTGGTTCATTTGGCATTTGCTTTACTCAATTCTGTCCTCATTTCTAAACGGGTTTTAAATGGACCTTTGTAAGGATAACGTTCAACTGTAATAGCTTTAGGACAAAAACTTTTAACCCAGCCTTTATCAAATTTAATTATATAAAAGCCTGCACAGTATAAACTTTTAGACTTTGAGCTTTTAGTAAACAATGGAAGTTTTTGTTTTACATCATACAAAGGGTTGTGCGGAGTACAACTTGTAGGAAAGCCGTGTACTTCTGCAAGTGTTACTTCAGTAATATCCAAAGCACTCCAGCTTAGTTTGCCTAAATCTTTTTCAAGTTCTATTTTACTGTCTATAAACCTTGATCCTTTTGCATCGGTAACCATATATCGTTCATCAGAATAAGCTAGTGTAGCAACTTTATTACCTTGATTTTCTATAATCCAAAATTTTCCATCAATTATTTCTTTTGCATTTATTGTCATATTATATACCTCGCTTGTAATGGCTCAGCATAACTCTGAGCTTGTTCACTTACACGTTGAAGATCCCATAAGGCACAGAACTTCATTAATCGTAAGCCAACTTGTGTTATTTGTTTAGGTTGCTCAACTGCTTCTTCGATAACATCATTTATAATACTTCTAATATTTTCAGGTTGTGCAGTTAAATCACATAGTATTACATTACGATTGTAGTCATCAAGTACACGATGTTCTACACCTTCATGGTCTACCCATCGTTGTAGCATCATATTATTCCAGTTGAATCCTTTGTTGTCTTTATCAGCAAATGCTTCAGTAAGACCAATTTTATTTTTTGTGCCTTTAACTCGTACGCCTGGATATGCACTAAACACATTATCACTTTTGTCACCACGCATACATTTTTCAAACAACATAAATGCAGGATCAGGTGCAGGCTTTGCTTCGCCTGTCTTTTTGTTTATTACGTTATTACCTTTCTTATCAAAGTAACCTTCATGTGTAATAGTAGTTTCTGTAATACCGTTATACTGTTTTACGTTAGGTGCAATAAGTTGTGCAAAATCACCATCTGTACTAATAATAACATGATTGTCATTAGGGTGTGCTTGTACCCAACCAGCAATAAGATCATCTGCTTCTAACTGCTGATTCTGTAGTACTGTACAGTTTGTCTTAGTACCTACAAAGTCTTTAAATGTGTCAAAGGCTTCCCAAAACAACTTATCTTCTTGTTCTTCTTTTTCAGTTAGTGCTGCACGAGCATCGCTTCTATTGCGTTTGTAAGGCTCGTAAAAATCTTTGCGCCAACTGCGTCCTTCTAAACAGAACACAACATGACTTGCATCAAAGTCCTGCCAAGCCTTTCTAACACCTGCTAGGGTAATATGAAATGCCATGCCGACTTTTGTGTCTAAGTCGCCTCTAATAACGTGTCTTGCACGAAAAAATGTATTTGCTGTATCTACTAGTACGTAAGTTGCCATTAGTTTGCCTTTGTGTAAATTATAGTACTATTATAACACCAGATCTGGCTTGTGTCAACCATTAAGATACTTCACTTTTGTCATCACTCAATGGTTTAACATTTATGTATCCTGCACCTCGATCGGTATCCATGCCTTCTTCTGATAACATGTTATACACAATATCCTTAAACCAACGGTCTACAATTTCTTCTTCGGGATCTTGTTCAGTTCCGTATCCGTTTTGAATTAATTCTACGATGAAATACTTATTCCAATCGAGCTCAAAGAATCCGTTTCGAATGTTATTTTCGTTTACTTTCATATCAAGAACATTTACCCAAGACTGTTTCTTGCGTGTATGATATTCTTTAGGATTCTTTTTCCTTAACAATTCAAGTTTTTCTTCTTCAACTTTTGCTTTTTCAGCTTCTACTTTATCCATGCCAGTTAGCTTTTTAATAAAGTTTTTCATATTACCATCCTGCCTTTCTAATCCTATCTTGATCAATAGGTGCCTTCATTGCTTTATCTAACTGTTCGTTAGTTTCTTTTTTGATATCATATAACGCATCCATATCTCTACTATGTTCCCCAGGCATTTCCGAATAGGCTGATGTGGAGTCTTGGTGTGAAGCGCCAACCTCGCTCCATACATGCTTCGGCGACTTCTTTAACATTAAGATTATACTCTTCTGAGCGTCCGCCAAGCGGCATAAGATATACCGGACACTCGACCCCGGCGCTCCTATACTCTTCAACAGCCCTAGTAACTTCTTCAAAGTCGTCATTAGTAGCGACAACAAACTTAAGATAAATGTCACTACCGTCAACACAAGTATACTCACGAGCCACATCAGGCTTAATAGCAGTATCCCAAGGTTCTCCGCTAACTGAAAGTTTCGGGGAACAAGACCATGTGACTGTAATCCTGTCATTGTTTGTGAGATAT